AAATTGTTGAGGAAAGATTTAAAAGAAACTTTGGTTTAGTTTAATTGAGGAGTTATATTATGAATTTTGCAATATCTGATTATCAAGCTTCAAACAAAGCACGAAATCAAATAGTAAAATCTCTTTCTGAATTAGATAATTTAGAATTAGCAATTCTGGTTCGAGAAATAATTTTCACGGATGAGAAGTTAGCAGAAAAGTTATCTAATTACATATCAAATGAATTGCAAGACGAAGACTTACGTGGGGTAACAGAATGATTATCCATCCCCACATCCCTAAACGTAAAGCTAAAAAACCAAATGCTCAGCAACGAGCACTAGCTGCTAATTGGCAGGAAATCCTAAGGAAGTATGATGTTAAACCGTCTAAACCCAATACTAAAACAACTATTAGTAGACCTGACGTTTCTCGGCCTATTCGGGCTGGTTCTAGCACTAGTCATATTCCTAGCTTGGATAGTGGCCTTGGGATGACACCTAAAAAGTCTTCAGCAGAATATACTGGTGACGCAATGATCGGCATATCAGTACTACATAAATCAAACGGTGTACCCGTATTCCGTCAAGAAGATGTATTAGATATTGGTAAAATGAGGAGAGGGTAATGATAACTTATATCAAACGTTGGTTTAAATCATTATTTGCAAATGATGGTTGTAGTTCTAATTGCACCGGTAATTGTAATCAAGGTCGAAATTGCGACTGTAGATAAATAATAGACTGCCTAGACAAAATCAAAGCAGTCCTCTTAACAAAATTAGGATCAATCATGTCACAATTACTAGTAGAAGTACCAGATCAAAAGAAAGAAGAAGTAAAAGTACTTGTTGAAGTCGATGAAACTCCCTGTGAATCCACCGACAAAGCATGTAACCGCAGATGGTTAGAGTCTCAATCTGACTGTGTTTAAAAAATTTGATGTCAAATGGATATCCACCGCCTTGTTTATATTTGGTGGTACCAGTTGCGCGTTAAAAACCCCCTGGATTGCTTATGCATTTCCTGCCTTTGTAGTTGGCCATTGCATATTAATCTATTACTTTATATCACATCATAAAAGTACACCGCTTTTATTTCAAAACATTTATTTTCTAATAATAAACATCATAGCAACTTATTTGTGGAATTTTAAATAAATCAGTGTACATTAATTAGCATTCGTTATATAATATTATTTTAAGTGAGGAGATCGTATGACTGCATTTGTTTATTGTTTAGGCCTTTTATTGTGTTGTTGTTCTGGATTTATTGATCGTAATCCATCCGTGTGGAGATTTATTGGAGTAACATTGTTCTTTGGCGCTGGTATAGTTTTAATGATATTTTCCAATAAATTCATTGTATGAAAATTAGGTTATTAAGTGACCTTCATCTAGAGGGTTATAATTATTATTATGAATACGCTGGTGAGGATGTTGTAGTCCTTGCTGGTGATATTCACACCCAAAACCGGCATAGGTTTATCTTAGATCAAATTCCATCTAATGTAAAGATTATATTTGTAACAGGTAACCATGAATATTATGGTAAAGACTTTGATAGTGTCAATGATTTCTTCTGTGGAAATATGCAAGCAGAATACCCAAACTTTTATTTTCTAAACAATAAGTCTGTTAACATTGATGGTGTGGACTTCTTTGGTGGTACTTTGTTCACCAATTGGGAATTAAACAATGATACTTGGACTGCTAAACAAAGAGCAAAAGACGGCATTGCTGATTTTAGTTGGATTGACAAGATTGGTAGAAATGGTATAAAACGTAGATGGAATCCTGAAGATCACTTACAGGAACACCTAATGTTTAGAGATAATTTAGTGCAATGGCTTAATAAACCGGCAGAGAAACGAGTAGTTATATCTCATTTTGTTCCCCATCCACATGGTTCTGATCCAAAATATGCAGGATCAGCTTTAAATCCATACTTCTTATGTGATATGCGGGAACACATGAAGGATGTTAATCTTTGGTTGTATGGTCATACTCATAGCAGCAAAGATATGATGGAAGGTAATTGCCGTTTGGTTTGTAATCCGCGTGGGTATGGTGATGAGAATAAAGATGGTTGGATTAAAGATCTGGTTGTAGAGATCTAATGATACCAAATATAGCAGATGATAGAGATGAAATCTATTATGCCTGGCGTAAATCGTGGGCATGGGGAATTCCATCTAAACAGGGTGAAGAACTCTTCAATGCTCATGGTAGAGGGTTTCAAGAGGGATGGCGTGCAGCTGAAGAGTGGTTAAAAAAGGATAAAAATAATGAATGAGAATATAAAACGATTAGCATTAGAAGCAGGTGGTAGTCATTATCCAAGTGTAAACACTAAACAACTAGAATATTTTGCTGAGTTAATCATTAAAGAATGTGCTGAAGTAGCTAGTTGTAATGGGCATGTTTCTGGTTTTACTCTTGGTGATTTAATTAAAGACCGTTTTGGAATTAATAATGACTGAAGAAGAGGTAGAAAGCATGTATCTTCAGATGGAAAAGCACTTCGGGGTCCTCCCGAGTGTCGACCATGAGCCAAAAAGGTTCGCCTGGTACGTAAAATTGTTTAAATATTTGCAAAATAAATCATAAATGTGTGTACATTAATTCGATTATTTGATATAATAGTATCATAAATTGATTAAGGAGTTAAATTATGAGTTATACATTTGATGCTAATATTGTTTCAGATCTTTTTAAAGATGTTAACGGTTTCCGCCCAGGTTCAACATTCTATACCACATGGAATTCCGGTAACAATGATCAGAAACAAGTCATTTGGGATAACCTCATTCTTCAACACGAAGAAAAATACAATGAAGACAAACGCATTGAGGCTGAGGAAACTGAAAAGTTCGAAGCTCAAATCGCATCTGCAATAGATGCTGGTGCAGGTTCTCGTGAAACTGCCTTACGTTGGATTGTTGAAGAGTTAGATCTTAGTGACTCTGATAAAATGTATGGTGGTGATTATGTTTGTTACACTTTAAATCTTCCATATAGTTACGCTAATGAATTTAACGGTGTACTTTAATTCACATTTAGTGTATAATATCTTTATATTAAATTAATTGAGAAGGAAATTATATCATGGATAACGCTTTAATCTTACTAATTGGTTTTACTGCAGTACTTTTTATAATGGTTGTAGCTGAAATCGCAGCTAAGAAATTTGGTTGGGAGTAATTATGAAAAAATTAAATCAACGTCATGGTGGTCCTTGGGATCGTGGTGGTGCAGACTCTTATTATGGTCGTGGTAGAAATCCACATTACTATGTAGGCGATACTGGTTCATCTGATATGGTAATGGGAGCAGATATGACTCTTGAACAGATTGAAGAGTACAATGCAGGTTTTGATTATAATGAAGAATTTGGTGGCAAAAAGGATTGGAACTAATATGAAAGTAGTTATCAATAGTTGTTATGGTGGATTTAGTTTAAGTGAAGTTGCTGAAACTAGATACCAAAATGAATCTGGAAATAATGTTCCACATTGGGATATTCCTCGTGACGACCCAATCCTAGTAAGCATCGTTGAAGAACTTGCTGAAGACTCTTGGGGTGCTTATGCTGAACTAAAAGTAATTGAAATACCTGATGGGGTTGAATGGCAAATTGCTGAATATGATGGCTCAGAATGGGTTGCTGAAGTTCATAGGACTTGGTCATAATGAATACCACCGACATCGCACGTATGGATCGACCAACCCTACAAACCACTCATTCTACTTTAATAGTAGATAGAATGCACATGGACAAATGGTTCTCTGATTTCCTTAATGAGAATATATTAGACCATGATGTATTAGAAGATCCTAATTGGGTTATTTACAAGAATAGACTATCAGAGTATCGTGTCTTAAATCACATGATTAAATGTGCTGAATACCAAATGGGTAAAAAATAATGACGCAACAAAAACTATTTAAATCAGCAAATGAATTCTCTCTTCATATAGAAGACCTTGTAAAGGAGCACCGTATTTCGCATATGGATGCTGTATTAAAATATTGCACTGATAATATGTTAGAACCTGAAGAGATTGCTTCTAAGGTTAACAAATCTTTAAAAGAAAAGATTGCACTCAATATGCAGGAACTTAATTTTTTACCAAAACAAGCAAGTTTAGACTTATGATTGACGGGTACCGTGCATATCGATTCTATCTAGCAACTAAGTTACATTTCACTACAGACAAATATGATGTATTTGTTTCAAAGGGTGCAGTAACTTGTTCTAGGGATAGCTTTGAGAAGCGTAATGATCGGTTTATGTTTCATAAATTAGGTCAGCGTTTTAAGACTGAGCGTGAGTACATTCAATTCATTGCATCTAATTTCATATATGGTAATCCTAATGTAATCTATTCAGGATCAGAGGCAGATGAAAACTATACAGAATGGCAACGCCGTTTACAATCTGCTACAAAGTTATTCTCTGATGACTGTCATACTCTAATTAATACTGATAAGAACATTGACGAAATAATAAATTGTACAAATAATCAATTACCATATATAATATCATTATACCTTGCAAAAAGGATTAATATAGAAACAATAAGAATTCTTGATGATACCATGCATTTTATTGATACATGGCAAGGTAATATACAGACTCTATTTGGAGATCATATAAGAATTATTAGGAAGGCAAAAGGTTTTGTTAAGTACGACAAAACTAAAACACTACCAATAGTAAACAACTTATTAGAACAGACGTGGAACTATAAAGATGAGCAACACATACAAGAAGCAATCGCATAAATTTGACGATGAACCATATTCAGGTAGGAGTGGTAAACATTCTAACCACAAGAACAATCATAAGTTCAATGGAATTCCAATCGTAAATGAATCGGAAATTGAAGATGATTTACTCGAGATGGACGTGGAATCGAGTATAAATAAAGAGTGAGTAACAAATATATTATCATACTACGCAATTATATAACGCTTATACAAAAAGGAAAATACGATGGATATCAAAGCACTTCGCGCTATGCGCAACACAGACTTTTCAAAAATCTCTAATGAGTTTGAGAAAACAGTCAATCCCCCTTCAGCACAATCCTATGAAGACACCCGATTCTGGAAACCAGAACGTGACAAGGCAGGTAATGCAACTGCGACGATCCGTTTCTTACCACGTACAGAAGGTGATGAGTTACCGTGGGTTAAAATCTTCTCACATGGTTTCCAAGGCCCTACAGGCAAATGGTACATCGAGAACTCATTAACAACTATCAATGAAGCCGATCCAGTTGGTGAATTGAATAGTAAGTTATGGGCAACTTCAACTGACGATAACTCTCCAGGCCGTAAACAAGCCCGTGCTCAGAAACGTCGTCTAAACTACATCTCTAATGTATTAATTGTGGATGATCCTAAACACCCAGAAAACAATGGTCAAGTAAAACTATTTAAGTATGGTAAGAAAATCTTTGACAAGATCATGGACAAAGCACGTCCTACTTTTGAAGATGAAACTCCAGTGAATGTATTTGATTATTGGGAAGGCGCTAACTTCAAGCTTCGTATGAAGACTGTAGATGGTTATCCTAACTATGATACATCAGCATTTGGTGAGATTCAACAATTAGCCGATCAAGAAGAATTTATTCTTTCTATTGCTAATGCGCAATATAAGCTTTCAGAGTTCTTAGATGCCAAGAACTTCAAGAGCTATGCTGACTTAAAAACTAAGTTGGAAACTGTATTGAGTTCTGAGTATGTTGGTATGTCAGCAGCAGAGATCTCTGAACAAGAAGATCGCCCTGTTGCACCAGCACCACAACCAGTTGCAAAAGCAGCTCCTGCTCCAGCAGCTAAGGCCGCGGTAGTTGATGATGAGGATGACGTAATGTCTTACTTCCAATCAATCGCTGATGCTGATTAATTAGAACTAAATGAGAAAGGGAGCGTAAGCTCCCTTTTTTATGCCACGTATCTGGACTTAAGATAACTATTTACTGTGTTATCTTGGTTTCGTACGGGTGTTTTGAATGTTGCATTTTGTGTTGAATTATTTACTTGTGTAGGTGCACTAATAACAGTTGATTGTTTTTGTGCTGCCGCGGGCTGTTTATTAGCGGCATCAACTTTTGCAGATTCTCCATATACTTTATTACCTGCTGTTGGAGTTACTGCTTTTACTTTTGCAGATTGCTCTTTAACCATATCCTCTTTAACACGATCTGCTGCTGATGCATAGTTTTCAGGTGAACCTGGGAAGTTAGCTTCTTCCTCTGCTAGATATTTCTTAAAGTTAGGATGAGACCTAATTTGATCGCCAGTTACGCCTTTAAGAGTACCACTAACTGTTTCAGAAGTTTTAGTATCAGGTCCTGCAATTTTAGTCATAGGAGCTTTAGTTGTACCTTTGGTTTTAATTGAATCCTTACCTACTTCAATTGCTGCACCACTGGTACCAATAGTTTTCATTGCTTTACCAATGCGCTCTAATCCATCTGCGGCTTTCTGTAATCCATCACCCAATTTAGCCATTTTTTCTAGTTTATCAATAGGACTATCTTGACCTATTGACAATAAACCAGATACTAAATTTCCTAATCCTGCTACTGCACTTCCAGCGCCAAATGCTGCCATGGCAGCACTGACTGCCAATATTCCTGCCGCAGTACCCATTAAGTCTGCCCCGGATATTGCTCCTATGCGTTCCATTCCAGCGGCAAATGTATCCATTGATTCTGCAACATTTTCAAATGCTTTACTTGCAACCCATAATGCAGCACCTAATGCCAATAATGTTGCTGCTCCTGCTAATACAACTGGACCTAACATACCTATTGCTATTACCGCTGCAGTTAAGGCTCCTATTGCTATGATACCTTTACTCATAGTTTCCCAATCAATCTCAGCAAAGTTCTTAAACGCCATGCCAGTAATATACAACGCAGCACCTAATGCTAATAGAGTTTTGGATGCATCTGAAGATTTTATAAATGCAGTGGCAGTTACTAATGCTCCTATTACAAGCATTCCTTTAGACATAGTTTCCCATTCGATTTCTGCAAAGTTTTTAAATGCTTTACTTATAATCCATACTGAAGCAGCTAGTGCCAGTAATCCTTTGGCGGCGTCACCTAAAGCCCCACCAACTCCAGATATTCCTTTACCAAGACCACTTAGCATACCCCCTTTAGATTCTTCTTCTTTTGGTTTTACTTGTTCAGCATTTGCTCCTCTAGTATTTTCTTCAATCTTATTTAGAACATCGGTTTGTTCTTCACTAATTTTTGCTTGTTCGATTTCTGACTCTGACATGTCGTTTTCGTCAGTTTTTATTCTAGTAGAAGGGTCGGACTTTTGCCATCTAGCAGCTAAACCTTCTTTGGCTTTCATTTCAGGTGATAGGCCAATTTGTCTTTCTGATATATTAAAATCTTTATATTCTTTTAGTTTAGCATCATTTTTGTTTGTGTCACGGACTAATTGTTGTTGCTCACCACGCTGGCGTTCAAATATTTTTCTAGCACCTTCTTTACCATGTAAATGTACTGTTGGATCACCGGCTTGTATTCTGTTTTTGGCATATTTTTGTCTATCTTCTCTTGCATCTAATGCTTCACCAAAAATTCCACCACTGCCACGTTTAACAATACCAGTTTTATCAAGGAACCCACGCATAGAAAAGAAATCTTTGACGTTGTCTTTTACTCCTGTAACACGTTGACCTATAGTTTTAAATTCTCTACGATCCCCAGTTTTATCTAATACTCCTTTTGCATCATTTTGTTTCTTAAGAAAGCCATTACTTTTCTTAATTTCTGCCAACATTTTAACAATATTAGCATTTGCCCCATCACCAGTTTTATTTAATAAACCTTTTTTCAATTCTTCGGCTGAAAGACTTTCGTCTTTTTCAGATCTTATTGACTCAACTGTTTGTACTACTTGTAATTTTTCATCTAACTTTGCAAGCTTTTCTTGGGCAAGGATGGACTTTAACTGCGCCTCTACAGACGCATTCATTTTTAGATTAGTTTTTTGTTGACCCGCTATTAGATCAGCTAAAGTTATTCCATCCGGTTTGTTTGCCATTTTACTGGTTTCTCTCTATTCGTTGTTTTTCTTCTTCTAAATACTGTACTAACATCGCAACATATATGTCTCTCTCAAATGGTATCATATTTTCTAAATCAGTTAAAGAATATTTATGATATTGCATCAATGCAAAGTTCATTTTATAAAAATTATATAATGACTCATGCGAGAGACATACTAAAAAAAACTATTTAAACCCTCAAGAACTTTATGATGAGGCGCATTACATACTGGACAAACATAATCTATTTCATGTGATAACTTAGGCATTGTCTCAAAGAATTTTTGTACATTTACAAATTGATCTGATGTTAAGTTATTAAGGAAATCTATTAATTCTTGTTTAGTTTGCTCTTTGGCATGAAACACTTCATCTGTTGTATAAATGTAATCAATACATTCAACTACAATATTAAATACTTGCTCAATATCAGTGCTATCTACGCTTTCTAATTTCTTTACTACATCCATTGTTGGGTACTTCATTGCAATACCAACATCATCATATAGTTTAATCTTAATTAAATGTTCTGGGTTTTTACTAACTACCAGTTTAGTTAAATCAACTGATACTTTTGCCACTGCTTTTTCATCTGTGCATGTATCACAGTGTAAGGATAACTCTATTACTTCACCCACAGATTTAGCTCTAATTTGGGTAAAGATATACTCTAAATCAAATGTAGCTAATCCTTCTACATCAATATCATCTTTAATACATGATTTAATCACATCTTTTAATGAGTTAACCATTACAGATGCATCTTCAGATTGCTGAGCAATCAAAAGAGCTTTTTCTTCTTTAATTAAGAATGGTCTATACTTAATCTGTTTTCCAGATGAAGGTACCTCTAAATTATAGGTAGGTGTAGTATTAATTGGTAATGCCATATTACTCTCCTGTATTCAATTTTTGTATCATTTTATTAAGTTCAGCGGTACTGCCAACAAATATACTGTTGTTTGTTACTGTTTTTGTTTCGCCAACTTGGCCTCTTGCTTCCTTAGGTGCATCTAACTTTTGTTTTCTTTCGTGCAACCTTAATAATTGCTCATTAATATCAGCCAACTGGTTCATTAGATTACCTACAACTTCAAAAGCTCTAGGATGCTCTGAAGATTTTGCAATCTCTAAAGCATGGCCTAAAGCATCTTGTCCTTGTTGAAGTAGCCCATATAGATTAGCTCGAGTACGATCGTAATCATTCTCAATCTTTTCAGTTTGACTATTAGCTTCTGGTATTACAACTTCACCAGTACTCATTATGACTTCACCCTGTCTCACAGGTTCCATATCGAAAACCTGTGACAAATTATTATCGATTTTGCTCATTAGAAATTAGGTTTTTTCCTTGTAGGTTTACCTTCATTTGTATTTATTGTTTCAGTAGGAGCATCAGCAGGTAAATCGTCTACACTTGGAGGAGTAGGAGCTTCTGGCGCCGGTGCTGGTTCTGATCTTGGTCTAAGCGGCATTGGTTGCATTGGTGGCAACGGAGCCGCTTCAGTCTTTTTTGCTGATGAATACGCGTTAGCACCAAAGAAGGCTGCAACTAAAGCTGAAATAGCAACAAAGTAAGTAGGAGCAATATTACCAATAATAGTTGCTGCATCATCTACATTTAACCATGAAGCTACAACAATAGTTACTGGATATAATAACATACCCCATAAAGCAAACCATGTCATTTTACGCATAGCATCACGTTGAGCATCTTGGTCTTCAAGTTCTCTACGTTTAAACTCAAGATACATTTTTAACTCTTCGCTACTTACATAACCATCGCCATTTGTATCTGCTTCTTGTAGATGTTGATAAGCACTATCACTTACACCTTTTTTAATTTGTTGCATTTTATTCCCTTTGTTATTATTAGAATTTAGGATATAATCTAGAATTGTCAACGTTAAAATTTGGGTAATTTTGCTGGTCGTCAAAAGGACCAAACCCCGGTTGAGA